AGGGTAAAATAGTAGCAGCATGGTGTGGAAGATTTGATGATATAAATAAAACACATCAAAGACTAGAATTAATTATTGAGTGGTATAATGCCTGGACAGTAATTGAAAACAATATTTCACTATTTATCCAGTATATGATATCTAGAAAAAAACAAAGATATCTTGTACCTAAAAGTCAGATCATGTTTCTAAAAGATCTTGGATCTAATGCTAATGTATTCCAGGAGTATGGTTGGAAAAATACAGGTACTCTTTTTAAAGCACACCTTCTTAGTTATGCTATAGAATATTGTAAAGAAGAAATAGATGTGGAAACAAAACCTGATGGTACAATAGTAAGAACTAAATATGGTATAGAAAGAATTCCGGATCCAATGTTGATGAAAGAAATGAGAGAATATGCTGATGGAGTCAATGTAGATAGACTAGTTGCCTTTGCTGCTCTTGTTGCTTTTATGAGAATACAACACTCAAATACAGGTTATCCAAAAAGAACAATCATGGATGATGTGGCTAAAAACTTGCAAAAGTCTGAAAATTTTAGTAAATTAAATAGAAGTCCATTTAGACATATGGGAGGTTCTGGTAATTCATTAAGCAAAGGAATCACAAGATCCCCTTTTAAAAATATTAAATAGGTACTATGAAGATAATAAATGCTTTACAGGCAAAAGGAGGAGCAACAACAGAAAATAACAGAATGGGTAGTATTACCCAACCGTTACAGTTTATTCCTAAAAAAGAAAAAGATGAAAAGTGGGCAGCTTGGAATTTAGATTGGTTAGAGTGGCAAGGATTAAAACAAATCCGGAGAAATGCCAGAAGACTAATGAAAAATTATAAACTGGCCAAAGGTATAATAGATAAGTCTGATTATATAGTAGAAGAGAACAATGACTACAGAGATATAGTTGAAACACTTACTAAAGAAGATGTATCAGCATTAGAGTTAAAGTTCTACCCAATTATCCCAAATGTTATTAATGTTCTAGTAGCTGAATTTGCTAAAAGATCTACTAAGCTTACATATAGAGCAGTAGATGAGTTCTCATATAATGAGATGATGGAGCAAAAAAGACAAATGGTAGAAGATGTCCTATTAGAAGATGCAAGACTTAAAGTATCTTCTGCACTTATGGATAAAGGTCTTCAACCTGACTCAGAGGAATTCCAACAAGAAACATCTCCAGAAAAACTTAAATCTCTTCCTGAAATTGAAATGTACTTTAGAAAAGACTACAGATCAATGGTAGAAGAGTGGGCTACACATCAGCATAAAGTAGATGTAGAAAGATTCAGAATGGATGAGCTTGAAGAAAGAGGTTTCCGTGATATGTTAATTACAGATAGAGAGTTCTGGCATTTCCGTATGATGGAGGATGATTATGAAGTAGAGTTATGGAATCCAGCTATCTCATTCTATCATAAGTCACCAGATGCTAGATATATATCACAAGCTAACTGGGCTGGTAAAACTGATATGATGACCCCGGCAGATGTTATTGATAGATATGGTTATCTAATGGATGAAGAACAGTTAAAAGCACTTGAAGCTGTTTATCCTATCAGATCTGCAGGTTATACTATTGGTGGTCTTCAAAATGACGGTAGCTTTTATGATGGTACTAAATCACATGACTGGAATACTAACATGCCATCACTTGCATACAGACAATATACTACTGCAATGGGTGGTGCTGTATTAGAAGGTGGAGATATTATTACACAGATACTTTCTGAAGGAGAAGATTATTATGATCAAGGTACTGCATATCTATTAAGAGTATCTACAATATACTGGAAATCTCAGAGAAAAATTGGACATCTCATTAGTATAGATGATAATGGCCAAGTAGAAATGGATATAGTAGATGAAGACTATAAGATATCTACAAAACCTATATATGATACTAGGTTATTTAAAAACAAAAGCAAAGACAATCTAGTATATGGTGAGCATATAGACTGGATATGGATTAATGAGGTTTGGGGTGGTATTAAAATAGGACCAAACATCCCATCTTTCTGGGGTATGAATAATCCAGGAGGATTTACTCCTATGTACATTGGTGTTGATAAACCTAAGATAGGTCCATTAAGGTTTCAGTTTAAAGGTGACAATTCACTATATGGATGTAAACTTCCAGTAGAAGGATCTGTATTCTCAGACAGGAATACTAAGTCTACTGCACTTATTGACTTAATGAAGCCATACCAGATTGGTTATAACATAGTAAATAACCAGATAGCGGATATCTTAGTAGATGAGCTTGGTACTATAATCATGCTTGACCAGAATACTTTACCAAGAAACTCCTTAGGAGAAGATTGGGGTAAAGGAAATTATGCTAAGGCTTATGTGGCAATGAAGAATTTCCAGATGTTACCATTAGATACTTCTATTACAAACACTGAGAATGCATTAAACTTCCAACACTTCCAAAAACTAGATCTGTCTCAGACAGAGAGATTAATGTCAAGGATACAGTTAGCTAATCACTTCAAGCAACAAGCTTATGAAGTAATAGGTGTAACTCCACAAAGGATGGGGCAACAAATAGCTCAAATGACTGCTACCGGAGTAGAACAAGCTGCTGCTTCTTCATATGCTCAAACAGAAATGTTCTTTGTACAACACTGTGATTACTTAATGCCAAGAGTTCATCAGATGCGTACTGATCTAGCTCAGTTCTATCATTCTACAAAACCATCAAGCAGGTTAAGTTATATAACCACAGCAGATGAAAAAGTAAACTTTGAGATAAATGGTACTGAGTTATTAATGAGAGATCTTAACATCTTCTGTAGTACAACTGCAAACCATAGAGCTGTATTAGAACAGTTAAAACAAATGGCTATGCAGAATAATACTACAGGAGCTAGTATCTATGATCTTGGTAAAATTGTTCAATCTGATTCTATTGCTGAACTTAACAGTGCTCTTAAATCTTCTGAGCAAAAACAACAGCAACAAAAACAAGAAGAAATGCAACAACAACAGCAAATGCAAGAACAACAACTTCAGAAACAACAAGAGATTGAGAAGATGAAGATTGATGCTACTGCTGCTGAGAAAGAGAAAGATAGACAAACTGAAGTTCTTATTGCTGAAATTAGAGCAGCTGGTTATGGATCTATGGCTGATGTCAACAAAAATGAAATCTCTGACTATCAAGATGCTATGAAAGACATTAGACAAAGTGAACAGTACATGGCCCAAAATCAATTGCAAAGAGATAAAGAAGCTACTAGAACTATGTTAGATAGAGACAAGAATGCTATTGAAAGAGAGAAGATACAAGCACAAAGAGAGATAGCTGATAAGCAACTTCAAGTAGCTAGAGTAAATAAAAATAAATATGATAAGGGTGGTTCAGTGAAAAATAAAAAGTAGTATAGCTATATAGTGCAGAAAAAGTTTTGCTGACTTTTAAATTTATCAAGTTTATTTTGTATATTGAAGTATAACATAAAAAACCAACACTTATGGAAGACACAACCAAAACTGGGGAGACCCAGACATTAGACACTACAACGGTAGGTCAAGTAGATGTAAATATTGATGAGATCTTTGGAATACCAGGAGCAGAGAATGTAATGCTTCCTGAGGATGGCAAAGAAGATGATAAACCCAAGTCTTTATTTTCAAAAGAAAATGTAGACACTACGTTCCTTGACAACTCACCTGCTACTCCAAAAGAAAAGGAGGAAGCAGCTGAAAAGAAAGCCGAAGTTGAAGAAACCATTGCAGAGCTTGATGGTCTAATTGCACAAGAAGAAGATGCTGGAAATAAAGGAAGACCTAAAGTAGATAAATCTGGTCTTTATGATTTAGCACAGAAAATGATTGAAGAAGGAAGTCTAATACCTTTTGATGATGATAAATCATTAGAAGATTATACTACTAAAGACTTCAGAGAGTTATTTGAAGCTAACTTCCAAGAAAGAGAAGACAAAGTAAGAAATAATGTACCAAGAGAATTCTTTAATGCACTTCCAGAAGAACTTCAGTACGCTGCTAAATATGTAGCTGATGGAGGTCAAGATCTTAAAGGTCTATTTAGAACCTTAGCTCATGTAGAAGAAATGAGACAACTTGATCCATCTGATGAGTATGATCAAGCAGAAATTGCAAGACAATATCTTTATGCTACAAATTTTGGAACAGTTGAGGAAATAGAATCAGAAATCCAAGATTGGCAAGACATGGATAAGCTAGAGCAAAAAGCTAACCAGTTCAAACCAAAGTTAGATAGAATGCAAGAAGAAATTATTGCAAGACAGCTAGCAGAGCAAGAAGATAGAAAAGAGCAACAACAAGCAGCGGCAAAAGCTTACACAGATAATGTATATAGTACTCTTGCTGCAGGTGACATAGGTGGAATTAAACTTGATAAGAAAACACAAGGTTTACTTTATTCAGGATTAGTACAACCTAATTACCCTTCAATTTCTGGTAAGCCTACAAACTTACTTGGACACTTATTAGAGAAGTATCAGTTTGTAGAACCAAGACATGATCTTATTGCTGAAGCACTTTGGTTACTTGCTGATCCT